GCCGATTCTTGGTTCGGCCTATGTTGCTCGTAGCCTTAACGCTGCGGCCAACCGCATGGTCAACATGTATCCCGAAATCATTCCCGAGGCGGGAAAGATGCCGGCTTATCTCAACCGCGCCCCTGGATTGCGGTTGTTGGTGACTGTGGGCACCGGCCCGATTCGCGGCGTTCGCACGTTGGGCGCTAATTTATATGTGGTTTCTGGCCGTTACCTGTACAAGGTTGACACATCCTACAACATCACGCAATTGGGCTTGGTAACGGACGCCGTGACGCCGGTGTCGATGTCGGACAATGGCACGCAACTGGTCATTGCCTGCGATGGGCCGATGTACGTTTACAACACGCTCACCAATGTTTTTGCGCAGGTTACCGACCCCGACTTCCCTGGCGCGCTTACCGTGTCCTATCTGGACGGGTACTTTGTGTTTATTGAACCCGACAGCCAACGAGTGTGGGTGACTATACTGAACGACCCGCTGTCGGTTGACCCGCTGGATTTTGCAAGCGCCGAGGGCGACCCTGACAATTTAGTGTCGTCGATTGTTGACCACTCCGAAGTCTGGCTATTTGGCACCAACTCGGTTGAGGTTTGGTACGACTCTGGCAACGTCGATTTCCCTTTCCAGCGTATTCAGGGCGCGTTCAACGAGATTGGGTGCGCTGCCACATTCTCGGTAGCCAAACTGGACAACAGCCTGTTTTGGCTAGGGTCTGACCGTCGCGGCAAGGGAATCGTCTATCGCAACAACGGCTATTCCGGCATTCGCATCAGCACCCATGCCGTAGAGTGGCAAATTCAGCAATACAGCGATATTTCCGACGCGGTGGCATATACCTACCAGCAAGACGGCCATTCGTTCTATGTGCTGATTTTCCCGACGGCCAACGCTACCTGGGTCTACGACGTGGCCACGCAAGCCTGGCACGAGCGTGCGGGCTGGAACAACGGCCAGTTCACTCGGCACCGTAGCAATTGCCAAACCTACTTCAACAACGTCAATGCGGTGGGCGACTTCCAAAACGGCAACATCTACGCGTTTGACATGGAAAAGTATTCCGACCATGACCGCATTCAGAAATGGTTGCGGTCTTGGCGCGCGTTGCCAACTGGCGAAAACAACCTTAAGCGCAGTTCACAGCATACGCTTCAGCTTGATTGTGAAACCGGCGTTGGTTTGGTGGACGGACAAGGCAGCGACCCGCAGGTCATGTTGCGTTGGTCAGACGACGGTGGCCACACTTGGTCGAACGAATACTGGTCGCCTATGGGCAAGATTGGCGAGTATTTTCACCGGGTGTTTTGGCGTCGCCTTGGCATGACGCTCAAAATCCGTGACCGCGTTTATGAGGTGTCAGGCACCGATCCCGTCAAGTTGGCCATTGTTGGCGCTGAATTAGTCATAAGCCCGACCAATGCTTAACGAAATTCTTATTCCCGCCTCGCGCACGACTCTGGTCGAGTCGGACGACATTCCGACGCGGGTCTGGTTTGTGTTTTTTCAGAACGTCTACCGATACATTCAAAAAGGCTTCGGGGCGTTTTACAGCAGCACGACGCAAACTGTCGCCGCCAACACCGACGCGTTGGTCACTTTAAGCACGGCGGGGAGTGTTCGTAGCGTCGCCCTTGACGTGGCAACGTCAAAGATAACGGTCAGTCGAAACGGCGTTTATAACGTCCAGGCCAGTTTGCAGTTGGCCAACACCAACGGCACCAACGCCGATGATGTGACGGTATGGATTAAGGTTAACGGCGTAAATCTGCCCAACAGCACTAGGGTTGTGACAGTTCCCGTTTTGCACGCAACGACTTTTGACGGGTCTGTGGCCTTCACGTTTAACATGTACATAGACCTTGTGCCCACGGATTACGTTCAACTATACTGGAGAACAAGAACGGGCACGACTCAAATTAAAATTGTCGCTGCTGGTACATACCCAGCCGCCCCAAGCGTGGTGGTCACGGTTGACCAAGTTGTTTAGGATAAATCATGGCATACAGCATTTCATACTTTGCCGGCGCTGGCGCTCAATTCTTCGACAACAACGGCACGCCGTTGGTCGGCGGTTTGCTATACACCTACACGGCGGGCACGACCACGCCTGCGACGACCTACACCACATCGGCGGGCACGATTGCCAATACCAACCCGATTGTGCTGGATTCTGGTGGCCGCACGCCGTATGAGATTTGGGTAAACACCGGCGTACTGTATAAATTTGTGTTAAAAAATTCTACTGGCGTAACCATTGGGACTTACGACAACATTCCGTCGATCAATGATCCGACCATTTTCAACAACCTGATCACGGTCACCGGCACCAATACGCTGATCGGCACCTCGTTGCCGCCCAACACCTCTTACGTTAACGGCATGACGCTCAGTTTTGCCGTAGTCAACACCAACACCGGCCCGGTGACAATTGATGTGGACGGGCTAGGCGCAAAAGAAATTGTGTTTAACGCAGTCACGCCGCTAGTGCCTGGCCAACTGCTTGCCGGGGCGCTTGTTGTTATTCAGTATGACGGCACACGTTTTCAGCTTTCAGCCAACGCAAGCCAAAAAGCCCCTGCGGTTGTCACCGGAACCACCGCCGCACGTCCGGCAACGCCCGTGGCTGGGTTGGTTCGACTGAATACTGACACGGCCAAGTTTGAGGGCTACAATGGTTCCGTATGGAGTGGCATTGGCGGCGGCGCAACTGGCGGTGGCTCGGACGCGGTTTTTATTGAAAACAATCGAACTGTGACAACAAGTTACAGCATTCCGGCGACCAGCAGCGCCATGAGCACCGGCCCGATTACCATCAACGGCGGCGTTGTTGTCACCGTGCCTACTGGTTGCAAGTGGGTCATTCTGTAAGGAAACAAAAATGCCAGTTGTCATTGATGGAAGCACAGGCGTTACGACCCCAGGCGTAACCAACTCAGGTACAGACAGCGCCGCCATTCAAACCTATGGCGGTGTGGCCATGCCGCGCATGGTGTTGTCTACCGCACAAAACACCACTTCCGGCACATCGATTGATTTTACCGGCATCCCAAGTTGGGTAAAGCGACTCACTTTGATGCTTAACGGTGTAAGTACAAACGGAACCAGCAACATGCTCGTCCAAATCGGAGACTCTGGAGGAATTGAGACAACAGGTTATGTAGGGTCTAATAGTTCTGGATCAAGTGCCGCTACTTTAAGCGCCGGTTTTACTCTTGCCATTACGACAGCTGCCGCATTGTTTACGTCAGGACATGTGGTCTTGACAAACGTCAGTGGAAATATTTGGGTTGCGTCTGGAATGACGGCTGTTGATAATGGTTCAGTTGTGCAACTGGTTGCTGGTAACAAAACACTATCTCCAGGGCCGCTAGACCGCATTCGCATTACCACCGCCGGCGGAACCGATACCTTCGACGCCGGTAGCGTCAACATCATGTACGAGGGCTAAACAATGCCAACACTAATCACAGCAGGCGATGCCACAACGGGGTTGACGCAAACCGCAGCTAGCGATGGTGCCTTGACCATCCAGACCGGCCCCGCAGGTTCTAAGGTCAACGCCATTGCATTGTCGTCAGCCGGCGGTGCGACTTTCACTCAAATTACCGGCGGCGCTTTGACGCTTGCTACGTCACAAGCTACTACGTCAGGCACTAGCATTGACTTTACTGGCATTCCGTCTTGGGTAAAACGCATTACGGTGATGTTTAACGGGGTGAGTACAAACGGAACAAGCAATTTACAGATTCAACTGGGTACAGGAGCTACACCGACATATACCACCAGTGGGTATTCTGGAACGTGTTCGCAGGCTGGCGGTAACACAATAATGTCTGCCGCATTTGTTGTTAATAGCAACGTTCAGGCTGCTGCTACATATAGTGGGATTATCACAATTTGTTTGGTTAGCGGTAACATTTATGCGGAATCTGGCACGCTTAACTCTAGTACAGCAATAAACGGATGTTTTAGCGGAGGATCAGTATCTTTGGCCGCTGCGCTAACCGCCGTTCGCATCACCACAGCCAACGGCACTGACACCTTCGACGCCGGCTCGGTCAACATTCTGTACGAGGGTTAATTTATGACCACAGCAATTTCCGACGCTGGTTTTCGGTTTGCCAACGGCTCGGTGCTTTCCGCCGCGCCGCGTTCGTACCTGTCCGGCCTGACGCTTTCCACCGCCGGTTCATCTAACACCATGTCGATTGCCGCAGGCATGGGCATGGACAGCACCAACGCCGCGTCTTTGGTCTTGGCAAGCGCATTTAGCAAAACCACCGGCGC